CCCTGATTGGCCTAAGTTTGATTCATCAATTGATAGTGAATATTTATTAGCTGCTGGTGCAATTATGTTTTCTAATTGTTTAGATACAAGAGAGTCTTTACGAGTAATTTTTCATTTAATTAGTTCTTTCATTACAAAATATGTAGTATTACCTCCTGGTATTGTAGTTGAATTGAACAGAGGGAATCCTTCTGGTCATCCTGGGGTTACTGCAATCAATTGTTATGTGAACTTAATTAGATGGATTCAGATTGGTATTAAGATTTATGGAATTAATTATTGGAAATACATGGATATTGAGGTTTATGGTGATGATGCTTATGTATTCTTTAAACAACACTCTAATCTGAAAAGAGTTGATGAATTCGTTACTGAACTTGGGTTTGCTGACATTAATATTTATGAAAGACTTTTCCCCACTTCATTAATTATTGAAGATAGGGAAAGTAGCCCAGACTTCTTAAAGAGAAAAATCTCTCTCGACGGGTTATGTTGGAATACAACTAAAGTTTTAGACAAACTTTTCTATCAATCAAAGAAAAGATCAGTTTATGAACAAGTTGAATTAATTAAGAGTTTTGTAACAACAGCACCTGGTGACCATGAGTTTAATGAATATTTAAAATTTTTAATAACTGAAATTGAAGATGAGTTTCTGAAATATAAGACTAATTCACTTGAAGAAATTAATTTATTTTTAAATAATGTAAAGAGATTTGAACTTTGTGATAGGAAGTATCTCAGAGATAAAGCTAAAACTGATAGTGTTCTAAAGAGAACCCAAAGCATTTATCTAAAGAGAGAAGAAGGTCTCGAAAAAGTATTTAATTATAACTGGTTTAAAGATAGTGTTTTGAAAGCTTATTTTCTTGTATGTGAGAATGGTATTTTTACAAAATACATTCGATCCGTCTGGAAAAATGAGAAAACTCGTCAGAGATTAGCTTTTGAAGACTTTGAATATTCAATATTAAATTTCGACAACGAGTATAGGGCCCTCAAGGACTTTTATTTAGTTAAATTGAAGGGTACATAAAAATTTTTTATTTAAATTGGTAATATAGTTT